TAGTCGCACCTTCCAACTCAAAGAATTTATAACATGGGAAAGATTCATTCAAGGTGTCTGATTTAACACTACACAAGAAGAATGAAGCTTACATTAGGTTTGAGTGTGATAGAAACATTGCACAAGAACTGAGTGACTACTTCACCTTCTATGTTCCAGGATACCAGTTCACACCTGCCTATAAAAATAGGCTATGGGACGGACGTATTCGCCTAGCGGACTTACGCACATTCACAATTTACCACGGTCTAGTTCCTTACATTGAAGTCTTCTGTAAGGAACGTGGCTATAAATTGGCCGTAGATTCTTCAATTGCCATAACAGAGAACTTCTCATTGAATGAGGCAAAAGAGTTTGCAAATACACTTGGTCTTCCACATGAAGTGAGGGATTATCAATTAAGTTCTTTCGTACACGCAATCCGTAACAGAAGAATTCTCCTACTCTCTCCAACTGGTTCTGGTAAGTCCTTGATACTGTATCTGATTATGAGATACTTAATGGAATCAGACTTGAAACGTGGTCTGTTAATCGTGCCAACTACATCGTTGGTTGAACAGATGTATACCGACTTTAAAGATTATGGTTTCGATTCTGAAACCTATTGTCACAGACAGTATGCAGGTAAAGACAAACACACTAATAAGTTTTTGACCATTACCACATGGCAATCAATCTACAAGAATGACCCATCATACTTTGAACAGTTTGATTTTGTACTCGGTGACGAGGCACATCAGTTCAAGGCCAAGTCTTTAACCACAATCCTATCTGGTTGCACAAACGCAAAGTATCGTGTTGGTACAACTGGTACTCTTGATGGTACTCAGACACATAAGTTGGTTTTAGAAGGTTTGTTTGGTCCAGTTTATCGTGCAACTTCTACCGCAGAGTTGATTGAGAACGGACAGTTGGCATCATTTAGAATCAAGTGTTTGATTTTGAAATACCCTGATGCAATCTGCAAAGAGGCTAGAGACTGGAACTACAATCAGGAAATGGATTACATTGTGCGTTATCAGGCACGTAATGAATTCATCAAAAACTTGGTCATGTCGTTGAAAGGCAATACACTTGTTTTGTTCCAATATGTTGACAAACACGGTAGAGACTTACACGCCTTGATTAAGGCCAATGCAAGTAAGAAACGAAATGTATTCTTTGTTTTTGGTGGTACAGACACAGAGATTAGGGAATCAGTTCGTTCAATCACCGAGAAAGAGAAAGATGCTATCATCGTTGCATCGTATGGTACATTCTCAACTGGTGTGAATATTAGAAACCTACATAATGTTATATTCGCATCACCTTCAAAATCTCGTGTGAGAAACCTACAGTCAATTGGCCGTGGTCTACGATTAGGTGATGATAAGTCAGAAGCGGTTTTATTCGATATCGCTGACGATTTCAGAACTGGTAAGTTTGTGAACTATACCTTACAACATTTCATTGAACGGGTGAAGATATATGATGAAGAAAAATTCGAGTACAAATTTTACAATATTGAGCTAAAATGAATTCAGGTGTAAAAATTGTAAGACTGCAATCAGGTGAAGATGTTATTGCAACCATCATGGAAGATACCGAATCTGAATTGGTGATGCTAGATAATCCTATGCACCTGATTTTCAAACGTACTCCAAAAGGTACGGTAATGATGATGTTTCCATGGTTGCCAATTGAGTTGATTAGTGATAACATAGCAACTATCTACTCATCAGATATATTGACAATGTTAAATCCAAGAGACAACTTGGTAGAGTATTACGGCAGAATGATTGAACATGAACTTATCAACACTGCTAAAGACAATACATTGAATCTAAACTTACGTGAGGCCATGAATGACCTTGACGATGAAGAAGAGGATTGGATTTACGATGATGAGGAAGATGACCAGCGTACCGCTGAAGATGATGAGTTATCCAAAGAAGAAATTATGGAACTCGTAGAATTGAAAAGAACAGGAAGATTGCACTAATGGAATACAATGAACAGAACTTAAAATTGGTGAGTGATATTATTAAAAAGAATCTCACTTCTGATTTGTTGCCAAAAAAATGGGTAGAACGTAATGCGTCTAACCCAATGTTCGGTCATTGCCATAATGCATCTGGCTGTTTGCAGAAAATCTTCGGTACAAAGAATATCAAGTTGTATCGTGCCCTTGATGATGAAGGAATTTATCATTGGTGGGCAGTTGACTTGAATGGGAAGTTAATTGACTTGACTTCTGAGCAGTACACATCAACAGGTAGAACACCGCCACATGATGCAGGTACTAAGTCCTCGATACTAGGCTTCGACTATCGTAAGAGAGTTGTTGCATTGACGGATAAGGTAACTAAAGAATTATCATCAAACGGAACACCGCTAATGTAACACTTGTCAAGAGTGTTGTCAAGCGCTATTTAAGGCAAATATGGAATGAATATGAGTGAAAAGAAACCAAAACATTATGTGAACAACGGAGACTTCCTGAATGCTCTGATTGAGTACAAGAGAAGTTGTACCGAAGCAAAAGAAAATAACAAACCAGACCCACAGATACCGAACTACATCGGTGAGTGCTTCTTAAAGATTGCAGAGCATCTATCTCGCAAGCCTAACTTTATCTCCTACTCCTTTAGGGACGAGATGATTGCAGACGGTATCGAAAACTGCCTGATGTACTTCCGCAACTTTGACCCTGATAAGTCAAAGAACCCATTTGCATACTTTACACAGATTATCTACTATGCGTTCCTTCGCCGTATTATGAAGGAAAAGAAACAACTGTATGTCAAATACAAGGCAACTGAGCAATTCGGTGTACTTGATGAATTTGAAATGTATGAAGATGCCGAAGGCAACATGAGGCAATTTGAATTGTACGATAACATTTCGGAGTTTATCCACAACTTTGAAGAAAACAAGAAAAAGAAAAAAGAAGGCAAGACTAAAGGCCTTGAAAAGTTCATTGAGGTAGATGATATAAAATTGCCTGAAGAAGACTTGACAGAAGAAGAATAAAATGTTATTATAATAGTAGGAGTGCATATGAACAAAGAAAAAATTGAACATCACATCAAACACTTACAAGAGAAACACGATGCGTTGGATACTAGGATAAGCCATGCACATGACACACATGGCAACCAACACATCATTTCTGTTTTGAAGAAAGAGAAACTTGCACTCAAAGATGATATTGAAAAATTTAAAAAACAAATTGCATGAAAATCTGTATACTAGGTGATACGCATTTCGGTATGCGTGGTGATTCGTTAGAGTTTCACCGATACTATCAAAAATTCTATGATGAAGTCTTCTTCCCGTATCTAATCGAAAACAAGGTTGATACGGTTTTTCAGCTGGGTGATTTATTTGACCGCAGAAAGTTCATCAACTTTAATTCGTTGTACTTGTGCCGAAAGTATTTCTTTGATAAGTTGGCAGAGAACAGCATCAAACTATACACGCTCCTTGGAAACCATGACGTTGCGTTTAAGAATACACTTGAAGTAAATTCATCTACACTATTGTTAAAAGATTATGACAACATTACAATCTATGATGAATTCGCTACGGTTTCATTTGATGGTGTTGAAGTTGATGTTGTGCCTTGGCTTTGCGCCGACAATGAGGAAGAAATCAACCAACAGATGAAGGCAAGTAAATCTCAAATCTGTTTTGGGCATTTTGAGATTGACGGCTTTGAAATGGACAGAGGCAATCTTTTCCAAGGTGGTATTGACAGGAAGAGTTTAAACAAGTATGATATCGTACTGACTGGTCATTTTCACCATCGTAGTGATGATGGCCACATTTATTATGTTGGTACACCTGGCGAAATTACTTGGTCTGACTATAATGACCCTCGTGGATTCCATATCTTTGATACAGACACACGAGACTTAGAGTTCATTGTCAACCCATTCAGAATGTTCCACAAAATCACGTATGATGATGGTGCAACAGACTTTGAATACTGGAAGGCATATGACTATGACCAATACAAGGACACATATGTAAAGGTGATTGTTCTCAACAAACAGAACCCTTACTTGTTTGACAATGTGATTGACAACCTATACAAGGCTGGCATTTCAGATTTGTCCATCATTGAAGACTTCACCGAGATTACACTTGATGATGACCAAGACTTGATTGACCAGGCAGAAGATACAATGACAATTTTGTCCAAGTATATTGATAACTTGACACTTAATGTAGAGAGTGAGAAACTTAAAACTCTTATGCGAGAAATCTACATTGAGGCTTTGAATACTGAAACTACTGAATGATTATTTTTCGATATGTTCGTTGGAAGAACCTACTTTCAACAGGTAATTACTTTACTGAAATCAAACTGAACAATGAAACCAATACGTTAGTTG